GCTTGAGGAGTCCCGGCAACACCTTGCCACCACCTCTAGTCCACAGCATCAACTGCTCTTTCGCACCTTCCCAGTCTCCGGCGTTCACCTTGCGCTTAAGCGTCGAAGTCTGAAGCCGCCCGACACCGAGATTGTAGCAAAAGTCTACTATCGCGTTGCACTTCCGGACGTCTGTAATCAGCCCCGGGCAGTTCCGGAGAACCCCGGGAAGGTATGTATGTTCAAGCTCGATCATTAGTAGCTCCCGAGCCGTAGGTTCGTCCATCGGAGGGTCTTCAAGCGTCACTTTACGCTTGTCGGCGTAGTAAGTGCTTCCGTACCCGATTGTGGCTACGTTAGCCGGGCAGAGGTAGGGCTTGGCTCGATACCCCTCGTACCGGCGGCAGAGTTCGGCGGCAAGCTCAAGATTCATATGCCACGTTGCTTCAGAGTGCGGTCGAGGAACCAGTAGTTAATGGTGCCGGACAGCAAAGCGGAGAAGTCGGGGGTCATCATAGTCCTGAACACCTCGACGGCGGGTGCGCCAGCGAGCCAAGCGTTCCATGCGAACCAGATGTGGATGAAGGACCAGACGAACAGGATCCAGTAAGTTACTAGGGGTCGGACGGACGCCGAAAGCCCCGCCACCCAACCGCCAGCGGCCTTGACCATCTCGGCTTGCTGGATGATGGCGTTGTTAAAGGCGTCCATCACTCCAACGTCCACTGCCGCTTCGCGCTGTGCCCCGATCTCGGCGAGCTTTTGCTGACCCCGGAGCTGTTCCAACTCACACTGACGGGCGAACATGTTTAACTCGTGCATCCGCTCGTTCTTTTTGTCGAAGAACTTCAGCACTTCGGGAGCCAAGCGGAACACGCCGCCGAATATGGAGCCGAGTAAGCCCCCGGATAGGATGTCAAGCATTGGATTCCTTTATCGTGAACATCAGGTTTTTATGCGCAGGGTAATTGATAATTACTTCACCCTCAGGGCACTTGTATTTAATGTGAGCCATTAGTGTAGCAACGCCGGGAGTCACTTGCGTGGTAGTGTCAAGCGTAAACTTGTACCCAAACTTGTCTACTGTGTCGCTGGCTGGGCCTGAAAACGTTGCGATACTGGGCTTCGCTGGGTGTACGACCAATTCAGAATCTCGCACCTCTATTTTAAATGACGTAACTTCGCAGTTATCTCTGAGCTTCTGACGAGCCACTACGACCTTAAACTCACCATTGGCGGGTGCATCGGATATTTGAAAGTGTTCCGGTGCCCACTTGAGAATATCTTTGTGAAATACGCCGAACTTGTCGGCTAGCGTGTATCCGCCGCCAATCATTGCAGTAGACGCGGTCACCGCGCCAATTACTTTAGTGTAATACTCGAGTTCCACTTAGATCCCCAGTAACTTCTTCACGAATTCGGCGGCAACGCCCGGTCCGAGAAGCACTGCGGCAATAGTGATGTAGAGCAATATCTCGATCGTCTTCATCCGCTTCTTGCCGCTATCGAGCGATTCATTGATTCGCTCGTAACGCTGTGCACAAATCGCTTCGTGCACCGACAATTTAGTCTCCATTGATTCCATCATCAGCCTTAGGAGCTTCGGGCATTTCAGGAGGCTTTGCGGCTTCCTGAATAGCTTGGATTAATTGGTACACCTCTTGGTATGGGCGTGTACCCAAGTAGCCTAGAAGTTGGTTTGCTGTTTCAATCGGTAGTTGCAGTTTCATGTGTGTCCTTTAAGGTTGTGTAGGCCAAGTGATCTCCCAAGGAAAACCAGTTTGAGATGGTACATCACGCAGTGCTTGGCGGTATGTTGCCCATGCTGTCTTATCAGCAGTGCTGTCGGCGATCTGTGTCCAGTCGCAGTCATTAAGTTTTTCTGTACGTTGGTTGCGTACATTTGTGGCTTGCTCTGCGTCTTTAAGTGCAATGTATGCGGCCTCATCTGCCAACGCTGTCTCACCTGTGAAAACAGGGCCAAGGATGTACTTTGTGTACCACTTTCCGTCAATCTGTTCTACGCCATCACGTTGGCTGTATTGGTAAACAGTGCCGCCTGTAGCTTGTGGGCCTTCAAACACAATGTCGGATTCAAAACGATTGACCGCTTCTTCGGTGATGCCACTCAATGACTTGGCGTAGGTTTGAGCAACCCACTTTTCCCACTCATGCTGAAGAAGCACTTGTCCTGTTGCGCGAATTCTAATTTGCATGATTTTTCCTTATGCGATTGCCAAGAAGATGTATGTTGAACCGCTAATATTGATGTTATCAAATTCAACCAACTGAAACCCACCTGTAACGGTGTACACCCAATTACTGTTTGCTTCAGCCGCCGTGGTGTTAAGTACGAGTCTTGGGTCTGTTCCTGCAACCATCCCCCTAGCCGTGTCCCACACAAACCAATTGCCACTATTGCTAGATCGCTTAATCATTACAAATCTTGCGCCACCTGCAAAACCGCAGTCAACAGTCAGTGTTGATCCCGTGCCTGTGTAAGTTCCTACTTTGGACACCCCTGCGCAAGTTGCAAATAAGTACGCAATATAGGTAACGTTATTTGTATTAACAGAAGCGTCATCACCCGTAGAAAAAGTTGTTGCTGTTGGGTTGTTAATAAAATTCCCACCACCCGCTGTACTTGCGTTTGTGTTGTTTAAGTTTAAATAAAAACTTCCAGCCCCCGGTGGTCTAACAACCCAGTTAGCCGCCGCACTTCTACTTTTTAGAATAATAAGTTCTGGAGCAACAGTAAGGTTGTGATTTACAGTTACCCCTGTTCCGTTACCTGTCCAGCAAACCACATCAAAAAAACCAGAAGCGCGTTTGAAGTTGTAAATGATGGACGCTGTTCCAGTCAAATAACTTCCCCATAACATTCTTGCACTTTGTATGTAATAGGCTATTGGTAATTGCGTTACTTCTGCGCTGGTAGAATCAACCTGTAGTTGCTTGGCGCTAGATGTGTCTTCTAACGCAAAAAATCTTAGCCTGTCTTCTATCCAAAACGGGTCATTTATGCTTCTTCCTTTAAATAAAAGCATATCTGGAGTTACCGCAATGTTTGCTGTTGCCCCTGCGGACGGAGTAGCCGCAATTGGCGTAAACACAGTTGTTGCATTCGTAGGCACTTTCATTAAACCACGACGTATTGCGACATAAACATACGTTGCATTAGCGGTCAAAACGTTGTCCATGTAAAAACCAGTACTGGTTACAAAAGCGGAATTATTTATAGTGCCGCTTTCAGATTCAGCTAAATTAGGATTTAATTGTCGGTAATTACCTCGAGCCGTCCAGAGGCGTGATACGTCAAAAAGTTCCCAGTTACCCGAGGTTGAAGTGCACTTCAAGAGAACCCACTGTGGCTCATACCCTAAAGTTATAATTCCTGAATAACCGCTCGGACCTGCTGTAAACGTACCACAAGTAATTACATTATCTGAACCAGATGTGCCAAAGCCACCCGCGTTAGAAGCGTAAAGATATGCAACGTAAGTTGCGCCTGATTGGTTTACATTGCCGTTTGTACCAACAGTAAATTGCGTGGAAGTTGGCGATGTGTTGTTCCAATAACCAGACGATGTTCCAGCCGAAGCACTTGTAAATTGCAAAAATCTAGTGTTACCTAAACCCGTGTGGTAAATGGCCCAAGCCGACCCTGCATTGGTCGTGTCTTTAATGATCATGAAGCCCGGTGTCGAGCCGAGATTGTGCGATATAGCCCGCGCAGAACCATTCCCCGTGTAGGTCACAATATCGAAGAACTTTGGTTGTTTACGGAATGTCCATGAGGCGTAAGTGTATCCGTTAAGGTTATATTTAGTTTCGTCCCCCGGTAATGTGTAACCGTTGGTGTTGTATGTTCCAGAACCACCAAACTCATTTTGAGCCGCACCCGTTGTATTTGCGCGTAAAGTTGGATTGCCAACATACGTTCCTAATGTAGTTGTAGAAATCGCATGGTCTGTGACATTACTTCTGCTTTTCGTCCAAATCATCCCACCTTTGGTAGACAGATCAATGCCATTGGTGATGGTCTGCGATGAGCCGTTGCCAGTGTAGAGGTACGTGCTAAACACTTCCTCAATATAGTTGGGAATAATGTTAACTGCACCTTCGCCCAGTAGTAGTTGCTGTGTTGAACTCATATTAGGTCACATTTCCTGAAACAACACACAGGGTGCTAGTGATGAACAATACAGTTGCTACACCTGCCGCCGCCAAGGTCATCGTGGCTTTGT